ATTTATACTATCCAATTTCGCATTACCTGTATTTACAGCTAACAATTTTAAATTTTGTTTCGCAATATCAGTATCTACCCCTGCAGTCTTATCTGCATTTACATTTTTCGACCTTGCTTCTGCCTCTTTAGCTTTAGTATCTGCTTCCAAATTCTTCATAGTTAACATTCTTTCTGCTAATTGCATACCTAACTCCATGCCTTTACTCTTAGATACTCCTGTATATTGAGGGCTTGGCATACTTGCACTACCTGTAGCAACTTGTGTCGTACCACCGGCTCCACCTTTTCCATACATTAAACCGGCATTAACACCGGCTTTTTTCATTTGTTTTACCTGTGCATCATAATTCGTTTTATCCCACAATTCTAACTGTTTCTTCATGTTAAACTCAGTAATTCTATTACTTGCATCTACTTGAATATCACTCATTTGTTTAGCTTGTTGTGTATATCCTGATGTACTTCCACCAAATATACCCCCCAATACTTGACCCGCACCTCCTATCAGTGCACTTGTTACCATTGGATTCATAATATTATAATTTATTGTTAATTGTTTTTCTCCCTTTTTCTTAAAAAGGGATTCTACCCTCTTGATAATATAGTATATACGCGTACCATAGTTTTAAAAAAATATTATTCTTAATAGTCGCGTATTCTAATTAATTAGGCTCCCGAAGGAGCCTATTAATAACCATCTAATCTACTGCAGTATCAACTGCTTCGTCATTATCATCTTTTACTACAGTCATCTTAGCACTCAATTGTTTTGATGCTTCAACTTTCGATCTAGCTTCTACAGCTATATCAAATCTATCTTCTCTGATATTAGTACCTGAAGGTACTACACCATTATCTTCACTATATGTTAAAGTTATTCTATCGTTTAAACTATCGCCATTATTTAATTTTCTAGCAATAGCAAGTTCCAATGGTTCTGCTACATATGACTGTTTAGCAACCATACCACCACCTCTTACAAAAATGTTTCTTTTCATGTTATTATAAATTAGGCATTTGTTTACTACTCATTTTACGTCTTGCAAATATATCTACCTTAATCTGCGTCCAAAAGTTCTGCGCATCTAACGAAGTATCAGCAAATATGTAATTAAATTTACTTGGGTCTATGTATGTAGTTAAGTCTTTTATAAAAAAGTGCTTATCTTCATCTGTTCTCCAATCATATCGTCTGTTCAATGTCATAAACATCTGGTTATCTTGTACTGCAAAATTTCCGTAACATTTATTAACATCCGTCATGTAATGTAACCAACTTGGCTGTTTTCCTGCAGACCGAAAAATAGGTCTGCTTGTTGTTTCATCACCTCCTGTTGTATCTATTTGAGTTTCCCAAAAAGCCATTCTATCTGTACTCAACTCTTGAAATGCTATTGCATCCAGATCAGGTTTATGAAACTCATCAAAATTCTCCAAATTTGTATCCCACTCATTACCTTGACTATAATCTATTCTAGGAGTAATACTGATTATACCCATAATATAACTAGGTTCATCAACACTAACAGATACATAACCGCCTTTCTTTTTATTAGCCATAATACCGCGACCTCCAATTGTACCCAATGGTTGATCACTTCCTGTATTATTACTAATAACTTCCTGAAAAACTAATTCCTTTGATAAGCCACCTATATACATCGGACTACTAACACCACCGTCTCTTTTTTCATCATAAATAGCTTGTACCCAATCATCAAATCTACCACCTGTCACTGCTATTCTATTAAGCATCTCCCATAACTTTTTGTTCAATGCTAATTCATTTAATGATAGTTTGTTATCTACAATATTCACATCTGTTATAGTATTTATACCATTATCTCCGTCAATCCATTCTGCATTCATCCAATTATTATACATATCTGATTGATAAGTCTTTAAACCCAAACCTTCCTGCGTACTCGCAATACTAAATCTCCAATGATTTGTCATTTGATTACTACCTTCAAAAATATCCTTATAAGGACTTTGTAGAAAATCATTTATTACAACTGTCTCACCTAAACCTGTATTGTTTAATACAAAATCCTTCATGTCATCAATATTTTTCAGTGGGAACCTTTTAATTGTAGGATACTGACCGATACTACTTGAACCATCATTGAACTCAACATTGTAAAACAATTCGTTTCCCAATCTTATATTCGTTGGAAATTGATATGGAGTAATTCTTTCACAAAATAACTCTTTCGAGTCTTCATCATAATATACTCCTTCAAATATTTCACTAATATATTTTCTACCCAAAAATTCTGTATTATCATTATTATATACATTTAATAATAATTTTCTATAATCAAAATTAGTCGTAGTATTAAACCGTACTTCTAACCTATTAATACTACCATAAGATGTTGAATTAGGCCCTGCATCATTCATATAAATAGGATATATATCTCCGTCTGTTTGTCTTAATTGTCCTTCAACAATTGTAACAGCCCAAAAGCTTGGGTTATGTATTAATGCACCTTCTTCTTCTTGTACATTTGCATAATATTGTTTATAAATATCCCAATACATCAATAAAGGTACCGCATTAAAATATCTAGAAACTTTCATATCTTCATAATCTTCATTAGGGACTCTTGGAGTACCAATACCTCTAATTCCTAAATAACTCAATATACTACTGGTATTAACTTGCTGATTCTCCAACGGTTTGGTAAAGTCCAAATAATTACCTCTTACCAGCATTTGTGGTAGTTTCACTTGTGCCATATCCATACCAATATTCATTTTATTCTGAACAAGTACTTTGTTATATAGTCTTATAGGAATACTAAACACATCTAATTGTACCTTATAACTTCCAAATAAAGCACTTACAGTTGGGTGCGTCATTACATCTACATCAAGATTAATCTTGAGACTATCACCAGGCAACGCCAATTTATTCATAAAAGGTACTAAAGTGCCAGCACTCATTGTAGACCTCCATGTACTTCCGATATCGTGGTTTGAGTAACCAACATAATGTACAATGTTTTCAAGCTTACCGCCTGATCCTAATCTATTACCTCCTAATTGTGTTTTCATTTCTTTAAATTTAAATTGTTAAAAGCTTCAAATAATTGCATAACTCTACCCGCATCTAATAAATTCGCATTCAAATTTACCTTATTTTCATCCTGATCTTGATACAGTATTGTATTACCTACTGCAAGCATCCAATTATCATTATTATTCTCCTTAATTATCGAATACGGAGTCCCTTTTATTGACTTGATAATTATATCATCACTTTCTACTACTATTTCTGTTGAGTTTAGTGTATTCATTACTTTATTGTTAAAATTATTTTTTCTGATTTACTTTTTACTTCGAGTATATTCATTAACTTTTCGAAAGCTAGTTTACTATTAAGTACAAACCTGTTATCTTGACTCCTATTTGTACCTACTAATATACACCCTTCAGTATCCATTGCAGAGTTACCCGTATGTATCCTTATCCCTTTAAAGTTAGGGACATTTAATACCAAAGGCAAAAGCCTTTTAAACTTTCTACTATACGAAATAATTATCTCGTAACTACCTTTAGGGATTGCAGTCATACCTTTGACTTTTACATCCCTTTCTACATCTTCTAGAGTGTAACCAAAAAAGCGTCCGTCAACAAACAGACGCCCAATTGTACATTCCTCCGATATCCATTCTCTTTGGATTACTAACAACATACTATTCTTTTTTCTTTCTAAGTAATCCGAATAGTGTAGCCAATCCAATAAGGATTTGCACAACAACACTTACTACATTGTTAACATCATCGGGAGAAATATCACCCGCACTTTGTACCGCAGTACTAGCACCAATGCCTAACGCACCAATACTTACTTTTACAATACTGTCTTTCAGCATAATAAACTAATTTAAGTTAATAAAATAAATTTGTCTCATTAAGACGTACAAATATTATAATAAATATTTATACCATTCTGTTAACAAAATGTTAAATTATATTCACTCACCAATATCTAATCTCTATGTAAAAATCTTATTTACCTCCTTCAATTCTAGCTAGCCGTGCGGCAATGAGCACACGCAAACAACAAATTCCGCTTTATACTAGTTCTTCAAGCCCTCTATTCATCACAAATTTACGTATATTCAATAAATAAATAATATTAATACCTATATATCATAACACATATAAATACAACAAAGGGGCTAAAAAGCCCCTTATTTCAAACGTTGTTTTCTTATTATATTCCTTTTCTGATTTTCATACATTCTCTTATTCCAATTAATTTCGTTATTTCCATATCCTAACTTCATATTCATATATTGAGCACTTTTTAATAACTTATAATAATGTTCATCATCAACTGCCTTTATATTCATAACCCATCGTTCATCTTTATCCAATTTATCTAACCATAACCTTTCTCTTTCATTCTCATTATATAACATATTCCGATAATATATTGGATTTGCTATTTTTCTACCATTATCTAACCTATATGTATCTTCAGTATTTTTACCTTTATATTTATGGTCATTATATTTATCATCCTTTTCGTAATATTTACCTATACCTTTACTACATAATATTTTAGGATTATAATACTCGTGTTCTTTATCTAACTTATTTACATACTTAACCATATAGTTCACGGTTTTATTATTCACATAACCATTATGTTCATCACCATTCCAAACTATACCATAACCCCATCTATCAGTTATATATTTAGGTTCTTTATCTGTAAACAATATACCATGTAAATGTATATGTTCAAATTTACCATGACCCAATTCTGTAACAAACCAATGCCTTACACTCTTTTTTTCAAATTTTCTCCAACGTTCCAAAAAACGTCTCATTGCTATAGTTACCATTTCATTGTCTCTGTCATATCCACTCAAATCACCTTCTATTGCTTTATCTAATTCCTTTATACTTTCTGTTGAAAAAGTTAAAGTTATAAATTTTCCATTCTTATTTACCTTTATTTCTTCCAATAATCTTATCTTCCATTCATTTGCTTTCTGCTTCTTACACTGCATACATCTACCACATCCTATTGGTACATATTTAACTCTTTCATCAGGCTTACCAAATTCATCTAATGGTAATGGGGGGATAACCCCCCCATTCTTCTTATTTGCCCTGTATTTAGGGTTTTCCATTAATCTAGGGAATAAACACATTAGTATGTACTACCTTTATAGTTCCCTAATTGGCCAATCTTTACTTTAGGTTTGAATAATTTGGCACCTTCTAACAATAACTTACGTTCTTGAATATCTAAACCGTGTTCTTTTAACAATACATCAATATCATACATAGCACCCTCACGATTCCATTTTTCATCCTTATTCTCGTTTTCCCAATCTATACCTCGTGTTTGTGAAGTTACATTTACTATTTTAGCCATTAACATATCTAATTCTGCAGGTGCTATCTGTATTTCCCACTCCAATAATTGATTATTCAATAAAGCTTTATATGCTTCCCTTTCTGCTATTTTAACGTTATAATCAATCGTTCTCTGTTTTAAATCTGCATCAAGTCCTTGCTCTTTAATACGTACATCTAACAAGTCCAATTCTTTATTAACTCTTTCAACATTAGCCATAAAAGTATTCTCTTTTAATTCGTAATCAATACTTTGGATAGAATTATTTATTTCTTTATTTATACTATCCAATTTCGCATTACCTGTATTTACAGCTAACAATTTTAAATTTTGTTTCGCAATATCAGTATCTACCCCTGCAGTCTTATCTGCATTTACATTTT